CATTGGCTACTGGTTCGGTTCTCGCCAGTGGAGTAAGAAGTGAAACTGAGCAAGGCGGGCGAAGACCTCATGCACAAGTATGAGGGGTTTAGGAGTAAACCCTACCTTTGCCCTGCCCACATCTGGACGATTGGCTATGGCCACGTCCTGTACCAAGAGCAGATCAGGCTCCCGGTCATCCGCAAGGAAGGCTATGCCGGGATGCTCCGCAACGAGTTTCCCCTGAAGCCGGAGGACAGCCGTGTCTGGACTAAGACGGAGATCGACGAACTATTCCGTGATGATGTCGGGACTTTTGAACGTGGTGTTCTTCGACTTGTTCCCGGCGTATCTGGCCGTCAAGGCTCTTTTGACGCTCTGGTCAGTTTTGCCTTCAATGCAGGGCTAGGCAACCTTCAGCGCAGTCAGATCAGAATGCGAGCCAACCGCGACGACTGGAACGGGGCGGCAGACGCCTTCCGCCAGTGGACGATGGGTGGTGGCAAAGTCCTGCCGGGTCTGGTAAAACGCCGTGAAGCCGAGATTGCCCTTTTTCTGTCTTGACAGGAAAATACCGCTATGCCGCTCCAGAAAATCCTGTTTAAGCCCGGAGTCAACCGCGAGAACACGCGGTACACCACCGAAGGCGGGTGGTATGACTGCGACAAGGTCCGCTTCCGTCAGGGCACGCCCGAGAAGATTGGCGGGTGGCAACGGATCTCGTCCAATACGTTCCTGGGAGTGTGCCGCTCGCTGTGGAACTGGGTGACGCTTGGCAACCTTAATCTGCTGGGGGTGGGCACCAACCTCAAGTTTTACATTGAGCGAGGGGGCCAGTATTACGACGTCACGCCAATCCGAGCCACAGCCACGCTTAATAATCCGTTTGCACTGACGGCCTCCCCTGTGGTGACGGTAACGGATGTGGCACATGGGTGCCTTACCGGCGACTACGTGACCTTTAGCGGTGCCGTCGATATTGGCGGCGTAGGCACCAACGTAACTGCGGCCGTCCTGAACCAAGAGTTTCAGGTCACCGTGCTTACGGTTGATACTTACACCATCACCATCTCGGTTACTCCCAACGCAACCGCCATCGCAGGGTCCCCCGGCGGCGGGGCAGCAGTGGTTGCCGCGTATCAGTTAAACACAGGTTCAGCCGCAGCCATCCCTCTGACCGGATGGGGTGCAGGCACTTGGAGCGCGGGCACTTGGGGTTTTGGTGGAACCTCCAACACAGCAATCCAGTTATGGAGCCAAAAGAACTGGGGCGAGGACTTGGTGTTCGGCCCCCGTGGCGGTGGCCTGTATTACTGGGATGCCACGACAGGCGTAGGTGCCAGGGGCTATAACTTGGCGACCGCTGTCGGCGCATCTGATGTCCCGACAAAACAAAACGTGGTTTTTGTGTCCGACGTGAACCGGTTTGTGTTTGCGCTTGGCTCTACCGACTACGGCTCATCGACGCTTGACCCCATGCTAATCAGGTGGTCGGCTCAAGAAGATCCTCTTGATTGGACGCCTGCTGCCACAAATCAGGCGGGCAGTTTGCGCTTGTCTACTGGCTCCGAAATCGTTACGGCCATCCAAGCTCGCCAGGAAATTGTGGTGTTTACGGACTCCGCGCTGTACTCGCTGCAATATCTTGGGCCGCCTATTGTGTGGGGCGCCCAGCTACTGGGGGACAACATTTCCATCGTCGGCCCCAACGCTGCGGCCATCGGCTCCGGCGTTGTGTATTGGATGGGCGTGGACAAGTTTTACGCCTACGACGGCCGCGTGCAAACGCTGCCCTGCGATGTGCGCCGCTACGTGTTTAGTAGTTTCAACTCTTCCCAAAGCGCTCAAGTTTTTGCGGGCACAAACGAGGGCTTCAACGAGGTTTGGTGGTTCTACTGTTCGGCCAACTCCTTTTCCGTTGATCGTTATGTCGTCTACAACTACCTTGAGCGCATCTGGTACTACGGCACGATAGCGCGGACCGCGTGGCTTGATTCGGGCCTGCGTGATTTCCCGATAGCGGCAACCTACAGCAGCAACATCGTCAACCACGAAGAGGGCATTGACAACAACGAGACAGGCACTGCCACCGCCATCAATGCGTACATCTCGTCGTCTGAGTTTGACATCGGCGATGGCCACAACTTCGGGTTCGTGTGGCGCATGCTGCCCGACATTACGTTCGAGAACTCCACCGCTAGCGGTGCCACGGTCAACATGACACTCTACGGGCTGTACAACTCTGGCTCCGGGGCCGTGGACAGCTCAGGCAAGCCGGTGGTCAGAGGCAACACGTACGTGATTACCGAGGAGTTCACCGGGCAGATCTATACCCGTGTGCGTGGTCGGCAGATGATCTTCAAGATCGACTCCAACCAACTTGGCACGACGTGGCAGCTTGGCGCACCGCGGATCGACATTCGTCAGGACGGTCGTAGATGAGCTTCATCATTGAAGATGCAATCGTTCCTGCGCCACCCAACCTGCCTCTGGCCCCACGGGACTACGAGTCGCGTTACCACGAGCAGTTCAACAACGTCCTGCGTCTGTACTTCAACCGGCTTGACGCACTGCTGAGGCAAATTGTGACCACACCATCCCCCATCCCAATCTCTATTGGAGGCACTAATACGGATGCCTTTGGGCGGCTGCGGGTCAGTCAGCCCTACACTCTTTTTGACAGCCAGAACCGCTACGCCGCAGACAACCAGTTTGATGTGGCCACGACGGGCACGGGCACGACCACATTCCTGTCGAATGAAGCGGCAGTCAAGATGGAAGTCACTGGGGCCGGTGTTGGCTCTGTGCTGCGCCAATCCTATCGCTCCTTCCCGTATCAGCCGGGGAAGGGGCTGTTGGTGCTTGCCACCTTCGTGATGGACAGCAGCATGAGCCTGAACCTCACGCAACGCGTGGGGTACTACAACGACCAGAACGGCGTGTTCTTCCAGCGTATCGACGGCACGTTCTCATTTGTGCTGCGCTCTTACGTTACCGGTTCTGTTTCTAATGTTCGGACGGTCAATCAGGCAGACTGGAACGGCGACAAACTAGACGGCACCGGAGACTCGGGCTACACCCTAGATCCCACTAAGGCGCAGATTCTGTGGATGGACTTTGAGTGGCTTGGCGTTGGCTCAGTCCGGTGCGGCTTCATCATTGACGGCCAGTACATCGTCTGCCATACGTTTAACAACGCCAACGAGATCACCAACGTCTACATGACCACGGCTATCCTGCCGGTGCGATATGAGATTGTGACCACGACGGCTGCGGTGGCGGCTTCGATGAAGGCTATCTGCTGCTCGGTCATCTCCGAGGGCGGGTTTGAGCAGACCTCCATCGACCATGTGGCGCGACGCACCACAGTCTTGGGGACCATCGGCTCTACTTTCTTGCCCGTAGTCTCCATCCGCCTTGCCTCTGGCCGGACGGGTGCGGTGGTGTTGCCCAACCGGGTGCAGGTTCTGCCAACGACCAACCAGAACTACGAGGTGGCGCTGATCAAGAACCCGACGCTGACCGCCGCATCGTGGACGGCAGTGCCGACTGATTCCAACGTGGAGTTTGATGTAGCAGCCACGGCCACCACGGGTGGCTCTATCGTGCAGACGGACTACGTGACTTCGACCGGTTCAGGCGGCGTGGGCAATACGAGCGCAGCCACAGGGTACAACTTTGACCTGCAGTTGGGCGCATCGATTGCCGGGGTCAGCGACATCTATACCGTGGCCGTCAGAACCGTATCTGGCGCAACCACAGGTGACGTGGTCGGATCGCTTTCCTTCTACGACCTGACCCAATAAAATGACTTCAACCTTTTTCTCGGGATAAATCATGGCCACTGCTCAACAAGGGATCATGGCTTTGCCAGAAATGAGCCAACAAGCGGCATCAGCGGCCATCAGCCCCGACCAAATGGCCGTGGTTGATCAGATGCGTCAGAACTTGTCCCCTAAGGAGGTCTCTGACGAACTGTTGGCAAACGCTTCCCAGGTCGATCCGCAAGCAGTTGCCGAGTTCACGGCAGAGCTGCGTGAACTGGATGTTCCGCCCGAAATCCTCGATTTGCTTGACCGCCTAATCGACGAGGTACTGGCAAACCCTGAGAACTACGAGGCCATTAAGGAAAAATATCGTGCCCAGGGTGTCACTGAGGACATCCTGCCGGAGGAGTTCGACGCTGAGCTTTTTGGTGCTTTAAACCTTGCCATTGAGCAACTTCGCGGAGAACCCGCCGGTCCCCAGGCCTTTGCCAAGGGCGGGATTGCTGAGCTCAAGCCTATTGCCAAGGCCATGGCTTCTTATGGCCGCAACGGCGACACCATGCTGGCGCACATCACGCCTGCTGAAGCTCGCATGCTGAAGAAGCGCGGCGGCTCGGGGACCATCAACCCTGTGACCGGATTGCCGGAGTTCGCAAACATTTTCAAGCGCATCGGCAAGGCCATCAAGAAGTTTGCTGGCAGCACGGTAGGCAAGTTGGTCATCGGCACTGCTTTGTTTATGGTGGCGGGTCCCGCTGCCGCCCAACTTTTAACACTCAGTTCCCCGATGGCAGTGGCGGGGGTCAGTGGCTTTGTGGCAGGCGCGGGGACCACGCTGCTTGCTGGCGGTAACTTGCGCGACGCCCTGAAGGCCGGTGCTATCGGTGGCCTCACCGCAGGCGCCATGCAGGGCCTCACCGGCATGGGTCCGACTCCTGCGGGCGGAGCTGAATCTGCTGCGGGTGCAGCGGGGACCACGGGTGCTGGGGCCGGCGCTGGAGCGGGCGCTACTCCACTGTCTTCGGCACCGCTTTCGCAGCCGTTGCCGACCCTTCCCTCCGCCCCCGCCATGCCGACTCTTCCGTCTGCTGTGGATCCGTTTGCCGGGGCCCGGTTTGCTCCCACCTCCGCCCCCATGGTTTCGGCGATGCCTCCGGCCGCGTCTCCGTTTGAGTTTGCGGGACGCCTTGACCTGGGCGCGGGGACTCGTGCACCAACGGCGGCCAACATCATGGCCCCAAATGTCGGCAGAGACATTGCAGCGGCGGCCCCTGGTGCTGCTCCTGCAGCTTCCGTAGTTCCCACCGTTTCTGGGGTGCAGCCCCCGGTTGATCTTGGTTCAGTCGCCGCTCGTGACGCGGCCGCCCAAGTAGCAGGCACCCCGCAGACTGCGACGCAGGTATCAAATGCAATGCGCCAGGGGTTCGGGCAGGGGGCACCCACTGATTTCTTGGGCAAGGCAAAAGAGCTCTACACCCAGTATCTTTCGCCCTCGGGGATTGAGGCGCAAGGAATTCCTGCGGCTGAAAAGGCGGGGCGCGAGGCAATTACGTCCCTTACTCAACGCCTGCCTGATGCCACGCCTGCCATGAAGGAAGCGGCTTACCAAGCCGCCTACAAACAGGCGATGCCCGGCATGTTTGCCAAATACGGCCCCATGACTGCTGCTGGTTTAGGCATCATGGGTCTGGCTGGCGGTTTCCAGCAGCGCGAAGTCAAGTCCCCGTACTCGGACCTCTTCACCGGTGGCCCGGGTTCCGCGCAAGACTTGCTTGCCAAAAACCCGTATCTGTACTATCTCCAAAACCTCCCCGGCGTGACTTATTACGGCGGATCTGTCGTTCCGCCGGCTCCTCCAGTCCCTCCCCCCCGCTACGCCCATGGTGGAGAGGTTCAGCATTTTCAAGAGGGCGGTAATGTGCTGCCTTCGGCTACCACGATTGGCCGAGAAGCCGGCCTGCAGACCCCGCTGGTGGGCACGGCAGCAGGCGCCCCTGCCGTAGCGCCTACTCCTCCCGTGGGCCAAGTAGGTGTGGCCGCGGCGCCTTTTACCCAAGTGGCAACGCCCGCTACCGGCGGCTACAACATGTACTCTCCCGCCGCGCAGAACATGTACTACGGCGTGGTCAATCAGGGCCTGTTGGGCGGCTACCAGTACAACCCCCAAACGCGCCGCAACGAGCCGGTGACGTCGCTGCCCAGCGTGGAAGCCCCGTACAACACGACTGCACCTTATGCCTCGCTGGTTCCTGCTGAGGCCCGGGCCACGGTCATGCCTCCGTCCCCCATGCCCCGGCGTGCCCCGATGCAGTTCCCCACAAACGAGCGTCTGGCAGAGATCGAAGGCAGCTACCGCAGCCTCTTGGGCCGCGATCCTGATGTAGCGGGCCTGATGGCATTTGGCAGCCCCCAGTACAACCTGTCGATGGAAGACATCCGCGGCATGATGCTGGCGTCTCCTGAGCGGCAACGGTATTTGGCACAGCAGGCGGCTGCCCAGGCCCCGGCGCCCGAGGCGGTGGTCAAGCCCATTACGGTAACGATTCCGCCGGCGCCCCCAAGGGCTCCTGCCGACCCCGTTTCCGGCCTGCCTCGGATTGCTGCCCAGAATGTGGCGGCGGTGGAGCCAACCAAGCCCATCATCATCTCGTCCACGGCTCCGGCGGGCTACGACTATTCCGCTGCCCCTGTTGTGACAGATCGCGAGCGCCAGATCAACGACCTGTACCGCTCCATCCTCAACCGTGATGCAGAGCAGTCGGGCTTGAACTACTGGCGCGACAGCGGGTTGTCCATTCCTGAGATTGAAACGCAGATTCGCAAGATTGCCGGGGATATCGGTGTGCCGCTGTCCATTCCGCAGGATATCCCGGTGGCTGACGTCTCGCGGCCCGTGACCATTTCGTCTACGGCTCCGGTGGGATATGACTACGCTGCCGCCCCAGTCACGAACGAGCGTGAGCAGCAAATCAACGACATCTATCGTCGCGTCCTGAACCGCGATGCTGAATCCGGCGGCTTGAACTACTGGCGGGACAGCGGCTTGTCCCTCCCTGAGATTGAGGCGCAGATTCGCAAAATTGCTGGGGATATTGGCGTCACGGTTGCCGCTCCGCGGCCCGTGGCCTCCTCTGGTGGTATCTCGACTATTCCCAAGACACCAACTGGCGGCGTTGTCCAAAGAAACATGGGAGGCATTGCTTCCTTGGCCGCAGGCGGATATCCTCGTCGCACGGGTCAAATCGACGGACCGGGGACCGAGACTTCCGATTCCATCCCTGCGATGCTTTCTGACGGCGAATTTGTCATGACCGCTAAGGCTGTCCGTGGGGCAGGGGGTGGTGACCGCCGCAAAGGAGCTAAGAAGATGTATGCGCTCATGCATCAACTCGAACGTAACGCATCACGGGGCTAAAGATGGCAACCGATATCCAGACCCAATTCGTCCGCGAAGCGCCAGAAATTGAGGCGCAGAAACTTGCGCTGATGCAGGCGGCAAAGGCGCAAGTCGATGCCATCACCACAGCAACGCAACAAGGTCGGTTTCTCACCCCCAGCTACCAGATTGCTGGTTTCTCCCCGGACCAAGTCCGGGCGATGGAAGCGGCCCGCATGGGCATTGGCGCGTACCAGCCCTACATGAGTGCGGCCACGCAAGGCGTGATGGGCGGTCAGGAG